GGCCAAGATACGGCTGATTATCATCAGCTAAGTGGCACCATCAGCAAATTCAAATACCGCCCTGATGTTTTATCGGGGACTGGGCTATCGACTCTACGGGATGATGCAGACAATGCTTGACTTTTATTTAAAGTTTACTGATAAGCAAGATGCTGATGCTGCGATTGCGGTAGCTTACCCGCCCAGAAATGAATCCATCTTCGACGCAGGAAGCAGGTGTCATTCTGTAGATGTGATCGGCGTGATAACGCGGCCTGGCGCAACCGATGAAGATGAGCCTATCACCCTTGAGGGCTATCACGTCAACATACGATGCTATGCCCTGCCGTCCGCTCTCGCGGGCTATGCGATTGACGCGCCTGCCAACCCTGCCCGAAAGTGGATTGCATGAGTAAGGGCTCTAAACAGCGGCCAACGGATAAAGAAAAGTTCGACAAGGAATATGACCGTATCTTTGCCAAGCCGAAAAAGGAGCAGTCTAAGTAATGGCGGGAAGGCCCCCCGCATATCAGCCTGAATATGCAAAGATAGCTGAAGTGCTTTGCAGGCTAGGTGCTATTGATAACGATATTGCTGATGCGCTTGGTGTAAGCAGGCAATCTATTGCCGTCTGGAAAAAGAAACATCCCGACTTTTTAGAGGCATTAGGCGCCAAGAATGAGGCAGATGACAATGTTGAGCGCGCTCTATATGAAAGAGCGACCGGCTTTGTTGCAAGCGATAAAGAATACCCGCCGGATGTGACCGCTTGCATATTTTGGCTAAAGAATCGCCGCAAAGACCGATGGCGCAATGACCCAGAAGGCGGCGGGAGTCCACATCCCATTACGATAAATCTCGTTGAGCCAGATAAAGCCCACTAGGCCGCAATTCGACTACATCACATCAGATGCGAAATTCCCCGCACTAGTGGCAGGCTTTGGCGCGGGTAAGACCGAGGCTGCTGTGCTGCGCTCGATATTTGGCAAGCTCAAGTACCCCGAACAGGACAGGGGGTTTTATGAGCCAACTTATGACCTTATCCGCATGATTGCCTTTCAGCGATTTGAGCAAGTGCTATCAGAGTTAAACATACCCTACCGGCTCTACAAGTCGCCCCTGAACTATATAGAAATCGAGGGGCATGGCAAGATTTACTTTCGATCAATGGACTCGCCGGAAAGGATTATTGGGTATGAACACGCCGATTGCGATATTGACGAGTTGGACACGCTCAAGGCCGAAGATGCCGCAAAGGCATTTAGGCAGATACTCGCAAGGAATAGACAGAACAAGCCGGACAGCTCCCCAAATACCATTGGCGTGACTACGACCCCAGAAGGATTCCGCTTCACCTATGACACATGGGCGCGTGATGCGATGAAGTCTACCGCGAACGGCTATCAAATCTACTATGCGCCGACATACAGCAACCCGCACCTGCCAGCTGATTATGTTGACAACCTGCGAGCGATATACCCGGACAATTTATTAGACGCATACATTGAAGGCCGCTTTGTCAACTTGACATCGGGAACGGTTTTTAGCGCATACGATAGGATACGGTGCAGGTCAAATGAGATAGTCAGCCAGGGTGAGCCGCTATCTATCGGCATGGATTTTAATGTGACCAACATGAGCGCTGTCACGTATGTACAGCGGGAAAAGGCTTGGCACGCAGTCGATGAGCTGAAAGGCATATACGACACTCCGGCTATGATAAAGGCTATTAAAGAGCGATACGGCGATAGGCATGTGACTGTATACCCTGACGCAACCGGCAGGTCTCGCAAGACAGTGGATGCGTCAACAAGCGATATTGCGCTATTACAGCAATCGGGCTTCTCGGTAAGGGCTAAAGAGTCAAACCCCTTAGTAAGGGACAGGGTGCTTTCTGCAAATGCGTGCTTCAGTCACGGCACAGTATGGGTTAATGATGACAAATGCCCGGAATTCGCTAGATGCCTTGAGCAGTTGGCGTATGACAAGAATGGACAGCCCGACAAGAGCAGCAATCTCGATCACCTGCCCGACGCGGGCACTTATCCACTAGCTTACGAGTTCCCGATCCGCAAGCCCGTGGCAAATATTAAGGTTAGTTTTGCGGTATAATCGCTACTATTCACGAAGGTTATAATATGCCCGTCAATAATTTACACCCTAAATACTCCCTCTATCTTCCTACATGGGAAAAGACGCGAGACGCTGTGTGTGGCTCGGTTGCGATTAAGGATAAGGGTAGTATCTATCTGCCGATCCCCAACGAAAGCGACAAGGAATCGAGCGCACGTTACAAGCAATATAAGAAGCGCGCAGTCTATGCCAACTTCACGGCAAGGACAAAGAACGCACTTGTGGGCGCTGCTTTTCGGCAAGACCCGGAGCTTGATTTTCCTGTGGGGCTGGAATATCTCGAATATGACTCAACAGGCGAAGGGCTAGACTTTGCGCAAATGGCGAAAGACTCTCTATCTAATGTCCTCGAAGTGGGGCGGCAAGGGTTCCTCGTTGATTATCCGCAAGCCGGTGATAACCTGACCGATGAAGATGTTTCAATGCTCGACCTTCGGGCTAACATCGTCCCCTATACAGCCGAAAGCATTATCAACTGGAAAACGTCGGCAGTTAACGGTCGCAACCTGCTCACGCTTGTTGTGCTGTCCGAGTCATACGGTGACGGCGAAGATGAGTTCTCGCAATCAGCCAAGACGCAGCACAGAGTATTGAGATTAGACGAAATCGGCTATTCGCAGCAAATCTACCGCGACAACACGCCATATAGTGAAATGGTGTATGCGCGTGATGCGACCGGCGCAATATGGCAAGAGATACCTTTTATATTCTGCGGCTCAAAGAATAACGACTCAACGATTGACGATGCACCGCTGGCTGACATTGCTGAAGTAAACATTGCGCACTATAGAAACAGTGCGGATTATGAGGAAGGGCTATTCATTCACGGGCAGCCGATGTTACATATCGATGTTGGCACCATGTCGGCTGATGAATGGGACAAGCTCAACCCCGCAGGTGTTGTAGTAGGATCGCGGCGAGCGATTACCACCAATGGCGGCGGCACTGCGTCATTGCTACAGGCTGAATCTAACGGGGCGGCGCATGAAGGCATGATTGCAAAAGAACAGCAAATGATTATGATTGGTGCGCGCATTATCACGGATCGCGGCGGGCAAGAGACTGCCGAGGCTGCGCGGATTAGATTCAGCTCGGAGAATTCCGTGCTCGGTGATGTGGTGAAGAATCTAGGGCAGGCGCTGACTCAGTGCGTGGAGTGGTGCGGCATGTTTATGGGCGCCCTAGGCGAGGCATCAGTGACGCTAAATACCAACTTTTACGATAAGTCGCTTGACCCTCAAATGGTCATGTCGCTCATTCAAGCATATGACCGCCAGGCTTTTGGGATGGTTGATCTGCGCATGAACCTACGAAGGGCGGGATTCATCGAAAGCGAAGATGATGAGCTAGATCAGGAGGTAGGACAGGCAGACCCGCTTGTATGACCGTCCATTATCTTACGCGGGATAACAGTTCGGGCGACATGCTGCGGGAATTGGCCGACAAGGACGGAATAGATGCCGCTGTGGTTATCTATCAAGATGCAGAAGGCTACCATGTGCAGGGCGCGAAGATGAAGTCTAAAGACCTGTGTGCCATTGCTATGTTGGTTGACGAGTTGGCGCGGCAGGCTTTATTCGATGACGAATGACCCCCTAGACACTGCTGTAAGGCACCAGCTAATGATTCAGCGATACGGTGACTTCCTAGCTAAAGAATCGCAGCCTTACATTGACCGCGTATTGTCAGAGGTAGCCGCTGTGCTATCTAGTGAGACGCTTGAAAGTATGCCTCGCAGAAGGGTTGAGGCGCTGTACAAGCAGATCAATCGCATTGTTGATAGCTCTTACGCGGAATGGCAGGGAGGGCTAACCAAGCAGCTTGATATGTTCGGCGGCTACGAAAAGGAGTTTTCCGCAGAGCTTCTGGCCATGAGCGCTTCTGTAGAGTTAGCACAAAGTAAGATAGTTGATAGCTTTGTTGACACTCTGATGAACGTCAAGCCAGGCGTACAAATATCTATCCAAGAGGCGCTAGCCGAGTTTGGCGTTACCACATCCCGCGACATAGTGCGCGCAGTCTCTGATGGTCATCTAGCGGGCGAGACATCCCAGATAGTCACAAGGCGAGTTGCCGACCTTGCCCCGATGAAAAGAGCGCAGGCGGGAACGCTGGTGCGCACAATGGTTAACGCTATCTCCACGCAAGCGCGACAAGAGACGCTGATTGATAACGCCGATATATTAAAAGGTTATAAGTGGGTAGCGACATTGGACAGCCGCACCAGTCTGATATGCGCATCACGTGACGGCATGATATTCCCGCTAGATAGCTTAACTAAGCCACCCGCTCACTATGGATGCCGGTCTACTATCGTGCCGGTGGTCAAGGATGAATACAATATCGGCCTGTCTGGCGAGCGTCCCGCGCTGAATGCGGATGGCGTATCTCAGGTGTCGAATAAAACCACCTACGGGCAATGGCTGAACCGCCAGCCTGCCGCTTTCCAAGATGAGATACTTGGCGACACAAGGGCGGCGCTATTCCGTAGGGGCGGGTTATCTATTGATGCCTTCGTGGATAAGACGGGCAGAACGTACACTCTAGACGCGCTGAAGCGGCTGCACCCTTTGGCATTTGAGCGGGCTAATCTGAATTAGTGGCGGTCTTTCCCGCCTGTCAGCCGATCACCTAGTTGCGCTTGCCACTCGGACAAGTGTTTCGGCGCTCCCTTTCGGGTGGAGGAAAATTGTAGGCTCGGTTGCGGGTGTTATGTGCGCCACCGCCCGCTGGGCTGATGAAAGAAGCCTAATCCAGCTAAATACGCATTGCAAGCAATTTCTTAGACCATTATGGTATAATGAGAATGTAAACCGCTGGGCGGTTATTCTCTGGGAGATTTACAAGTGCCATATTTTGAAATAGACCAAGCCGCATTTGATGGCCTGGACGAAGCAGTAAAAGGCGGATTTAAGCCTTACGAGCCTGAAGATGTTACGGGCTTGAAAAATAAAGCTAACGAGGCAGTAAATGAAGTTAAAACCGCAAAGGCTCGAATAAAAGAGCTGGATGCGGAATTAGCATCTGCCAAGCTGCAAAAGCCTGCCGGTGAGGCGGACAAGTTGCAGCAACAGCTAGACGATGCCAACGCGAAGTTAGCGGAAAGCCAAAGGGCTTACGGCGACTTGCAAGGCAAGGTGGTAAAAGGGTCAATTGATGGCGAAGCAGGTAAACTTGCCGCATCACTGACTAAGGACACGGCCAGGGCTTCACTGTTGGCCGAGAAGATCGCCTCACGGCTTTCTTACGAAGATGGAAGCTTTAAAGTTTTAGATGCTAGCGGCAAATTAACCGTCTCTAGCATCACTGATCTAGCCGCCGAGGTGAAAGGGCTTTACCCTTTCTTGGTGGACGGATCACAGGCAAAAGGCGGCGGGGCTGCTGTATCTCAAGGCGGGGCTGTAGAGAAAAAAGTATTAAAACGTTCTGAGTTCGAGGCACTTTCCCCGCAACAAAAAGCGGAAGCCATGAAGTCAGGCGCAACCCTAACCGACGAATAAAGGATTAAATCATGGCCGAGAACACTCTCACAGCCCTTACACCCGACATCTATGAAGCACTGGATGTTGTATCACGCGAATTAACAGGTCTTATTCCTGCCGTATCGCTTAACACTTCTGCCGGTCGCGCCGCTGTAGGTCAAAACATCGTAGTTGATGTAGAGCCTGCCTATGCCGCTGGAGTGACAATTACCCCCGCGATGACTGTGCCGGAACCTACTGGCGAGACTTCAGGGTCTACCACTATCACCATCAGCAACAGCAAGGCTTATGAATTCGGCTTTAATGGCGAAGCTCAAACCTCTCTGCAAACTGGTGCAGGATATTCCAACGTTCGCGCTCAGAAGATCGCGCAACGTATCCGCACTTTGGTGAATGATGTAGAGAGTGATCTAGCTGGATTGCACACTACCTTTTCGCGGGCTTACGGCACTGCTGGCACTACCCCTTTCGGCACTGCTAATGATTACACTGATGCCTCTAACGTGCTTAAAATCCTCAAGGATAACGGCGCGGCGCCGTCTGGCAACAACCTAGTAATCAACACCGCTGCCGGTGCTAACTTCCTTGG